CAAGAACAAAGGTGTAGGAACTGGGGATAGTTTAGGTAGGGACTTTCCTGAAGTCATAGTTCGTTCAACTGCTTTGCTATCAGCAAGTTTAGCAATTATGCCTTATGATAGAGAACGAGGTGAGGAGCTACAAGACATCGCTTACAATCCTATTGATTCAAATGGACTATTAGATTTAATTAGAAAAGGTGTTATTTCATTAGACCAAGACGAAGATGGTAGAGATAAAATCGTAAAAGAAGTTTCTATCAATGCAAGTACAACTGGTGCAATAGTTGATACTTTTGGACACCCACAAGTTTCATTTGATAGAATAAAAGTAATCATAAGTACAGCAGGAACTTTTGCAGCAGGTAGTGCATCAACAGTAAAGTTTAAATCTTTTGTTGGAGATGATACTGGATTAAAAGTTAATCTTGTACAAGAAGAAAGAGTTATAGATGGTGGATTACAACATATAGGACATGGAGTGCATGTACGATTTTCAACTGGTGTATATACACTTGACGATGAATGGGAAGTAGAAGTATCAGGATTAAACCACACTTCAGGTGGTGGATTAGAAACAATACAAATGAAAAGGAGATAAAGATGCCATATCATTATGGAAAAAAGAAAAAGAAGAAAAAGAAGATGAAAAAAGGGAAGAAGAAATAATGGCTAAAAATTTAAAAGGTATAAGTCTTAAAGGACTTACTGCTACACAAAAAAGACAGATGAGCAGACATAAAGTTCATCATACAAAAGCACATTTAAGAAGTATGGCAGCATCTATGAGAGCAGGTAAAACTTTTAAACAATCTCATAATCTTGCTATGAGAAAAGTTGGGAAATAATGCCACACATAGATAGAAAGAAAAGACTATTAAAGAAGTATGGTTTAAAGGGAGTCAATAAACCTAAGATGACACCAAGCCATAAGACTAAAAAAGCGATTGTATTATCACAATCAGGACATCAATTAAAGTTGATTAGATTTGGTTCACAAGGTATGGGACATAATTATAGTGCTGCAGCAAGAAAGTCTTTTAAAGCAAGACATAGAAAGAATATAGCAAGAGGTAAAATGTCAGCTGCATATTGGGCTGATAAGTTTTTATGGAATCCAAGAAGTGGTAGAAAAAAGAATCCACCGAAATCACAAAAACAAGTATTTGGGAGAAGAAAATAATGTGGTCAATATTTAAAGATGAAAACGAATACAACGAAAAAGCAATTATTGGATTTATTTCTTTTGCCTTAATGTGTGTATTTGGAATAGTAGATTTAGTAATGGGAATTATTGGTATTGAACTTATGGTAAATGACTATATATACAATTCATTTGTTTGGGTTACACTTGGTTCATTCGGTATTGCAGGGGCAGAAAAGGTATATAAGAAATAATGCCAAGAAAGAACACAATAACTTTTGTAAGAAGAAATGGAAAGAAGAAAACAAGACAAGGAAAAAGTAAAAGAACCAAATATGGTACAAAAATTAGTAAGAAGTATTATAAAAAAAGATATAGAGGACAAGGATAATGGCAATAGAATTTGAAAATATTTATAAAGATAGGGTAATTGATACGATACAAAAGTTATTAAAACAAAATCTTTCTTCTATTCCTATTGTGTTTGATGAACATAGAGGGCAAGAAAGTATTTTAATTACTCCTGAATCAGACAATTTTCTTGATTTTGCAAGTAATGTACATATAAGAGAATTTACTACTTCAATCAACTATCAATTAAGAAAAGGTGGAGAATATACAAAAGATAACCAACTTAATAGATTGACTATGATTGCAGAAATAATAAAAAGAATTTTATTTGATAATAGAAACTTTGAAAGTGGCAATATCACAAATTGGTATGGTGGTCAAGTATCAAGTGTAGAATATACACGAGATGAAGATGATGAAACTATATCCAATGTCATTGTTACTTTTCAATGCAACACAAACGAGGTGATTTCATGAAGTATAAACACATAAAAGGACTACAACTACAAAAACCATCATACTTAAATACACCTAATCAAAAGATTAGAGAGTTGTTAGCTGGTAAAGAAGTTGAGTTAGAAAAAGAAAACTTGGAAGAATTTGAATCTTTAGGTGTTCAAGTTCAACCAGTAAAAAAAGAACAACCTAAAAAGAAAGTAAAAAAAGAGGAGAAATAACACATGGCAGTTAGTGGAAAAGTCTATTCTAAAAGTGATTTTAGTATAGGTATAAAAAACAAAGTAGTAGATGGTTCATCTGTTCTATTTAGTACAGCAGCAGCTAATAATACTGCATACGAGTTACTTCCTGTAATTAATGTATCTGCACCAGTCCTCAATCTTGTTGAAAGTGGTGAGATACGAAGCAATAATGCAGGAATGATTGAGCTTGATACAGACCAGTTCAGAACAACAAAAGGTGGATTTATCACTATGGATTTTGAAGTTCCAGCAGAACGAGATATGATTGTTCGTATGTTGGCTAATGTTCTTCAAGACCATGGTGAAAGTGGTTCAGGACCATACATTCACACTATTCAAGCAACTTCAGGTCAAGCTTTATCAAGACCTGATTTTACAGCAAATTCAAGTTCAGGAGTACCAAGTATGTTTGATATCGGTTTATATTACCCTGAATCTGCACAAGATAAAATGATTACAAGTGCTGTATTACAAAGTCTTACAATGAACTTTGATATGACTGATGGTAGATGTTTACTAAGTGGAACATTCTATTCAGGCATGACAAGTTCAAGTAAGTTCTTAGTAGAACAAACTTTGAGTGCTAATTCAGCAGCACCAACTCTAATGAGTACATCACCAACACAAATAGAATCTTACTTTGATGTTAAGAAACTTGATGTTGATGGAACTTCGTTAGCAGATGCTGTAATTACTGGAGTATCATTTACTTTTGAAAACAATGTAGCAAGAGTTGGTAGAGATTCTAATGGTGATGCAGAAGGATATGCTTTTGGTATCCCATCAGTAAACATTACTGGAGAAATTTCATTAATGTATGATGCTAACTTTGACTTTGGTAGTGGTGGTAATGTATTGCAAGACTTTTTAAGTGGTAATACTGCAACACTAAAACTACAACAAGGTGATGGTACAGTTTCAACAGCAGGTGAGATGAACATAGAATGCGAAATCTATTCAACAGCAGTAAACTTAGACCCTAATGCAGACACAGGTGCAGTAATTACAATCCCATTTAAAGTAGTACAACCTACTTCAAGTGGTGCAGCATCAGGTACAGCATTTAAGTTTGAGTATGCAGATTCAACTCAAGCAAGTGGTTGGTAAACGAAGGAGTAACAAATGAAGGTTAAAATGTTCGATAAAGAGTGGGAAGTAAATCCTATTACTTATAAACAGAAAAGAGAGTTGTGGCAATTAAGTCTAAATGCTTTTAGAGATGACAAAGAAAATCAAGATGATTATTTTAAATTAATAAATCGTGTTGAGGAACTTTCAGGGATAACTGAAAAAGAAGTCAGTTCTCTATCAATGGCACAAGTAGATTTATTGCTACAACAAATCTTTACTGACTATATGGGTTTGGAAAAAAAAGACTCATAGGGCTTTGTAGTTATGTGTGGTTTTCTCAATTAGGATTTCCACACATAACTTTAGAGTTTCCATACAAAAGACAAAGTCCTCTTACAAAAAGAGTAAAGACCTACAAAAATATAGAACAGGTATGGGAAGAAATAGAAATGTTGGTAGACCAATGGAAAGACAGCAAGTTTTCCATCGGCAGAAATCTCTACTTTCATTTACCTTTGTTTATGAATCCAAAATGGATTGTAAATAATGAAGATAATATCTTGTTAAAAGAATATAATTGGGTAAAAGAATTTAATATTCCATTAGCAAAAGATTTAGATAGTGCTGATGCAAACAAGATTGAAATATTTGATATTATAAAAAACGAGATTAATAGTATAAAACTTTATATGAGTGAGCAAAATGGCAGATAAAAAAATAAGATTATTAGTAAAAGCCGAAGTTAACAAGGCAGTAAAAGATTTAAATAAAACTGAAAAAAGCACTAATAAATTAGCTTTAGCAGCAAGACAAGCAGCAAAAGCATTTGCAGGATTAGCAAGTGTTGCAGCTTTGGGAGCAGTTGTAAAGTCATCAGTACAAACTTCTGCACAGTTTGAAGCATTAGAAACAAGACTTGTAGCTTTAAAAGGAAGTGTAGATGAGGGTAGAAAATCATTTGATTTCTTTAACAAGGTAGCAGCAACAACACCATTTCAACTTGCAAATGTAGTTGAAGCAGGTGCTCAATTAGAAGCATTTGGTGCAGATAGTACAAAAACTTTAAAAGCAGTATCTGACTTAGCAGCATTTATGGGTACAGATATTGTTGATGCAGCCAATGCTTTTGGTCGTGCCTTTGCAGGTGGTGCTGGTGCAGCAGATGTGCTTAGAGAACGAGGTGTATTAACACAAGTTAAACTTAAAACTGGTTTTGATGATTTATCAAAACTTACTTTACCTCAATTTAGAGAAGCATTAATTAATACATTGACTGACCCTGAAGGAAATATATCAGGAGCTACTGATTTGCTATCACAAACATTTACTGGTCTAATATCAAACTTTCAAGATAGTGTATCACAACTCCAAGATAGCATTGGCGATATATTAGCACCATCAATAAAAGGTATTGTAAAATTCTTAAAAGATGGTGTAGATGATTTAACTGATTCTTTCAAGCAATTAAATGAAACAGCAATAGAAACAACTTTAAGAAAATTAAAAGAACTTGGTTCTGAAGATGAGAATGTTTTAAGGACTATTGCAAGTTTAGAAAGAGATGTAGCTTTACAAAGACAAAAATCCATAGGAGAACAGCTTGAAGGTCTTGGAAGTATAACAGAAATGTCAAGTATGATTTCTGATGAAATTAACAATCAGTCGAAACTTCAAATTCAATTAGGAGAAGCTGAAAAAGAAAGAGAAGAATTAGGTGCTAAAGGTGCTAAAAGAACAATAGAAGAACACAAAAGATTAAATTCTGAACTTCCAAAAATAATTAAACACTTGGAAAGTCAAATTGATGTGAGTGATACACAAATAGAAAAACTTGCAGAACAAATTGGATTACAAAAAGAGTTTAATCAACTGCAAGAATCTATTGTACCTGAAAGACCCTCTATATCTTTACTTCCTGATGAAGATGATATGGCTGAAGATTTAGAAGTCGTAGATGACTTTTATCAGCACATGAAAGACGAAGAAGAAAGTTTTACAAAATTTCAAAAAGAACAAGCAAAAACAAGAAAAATAATTGATGACCAACTTCACAAAGAAAGGATACAAAACAATTTACAAGAAGCTATACTTTCAGGACAAAGTGCTAAACAAGCTGCTATATCTGTAATAAAAGCAGAAGTAGCAGAAGCACAAGCAGGATTGATTTCAAGTATTATGAAATCACTTCCATTTCCTATAAATCTTGCAGTAGCAGCAGGTGCAGGTGGAATGATTGGTAAAGTAACTGACCAACTATTTTCCTCTTTTGCAACTGGTGGTAGTTTTGTAACCAAAGGTAGAACAACATTACCTATTGGAAATGGAGTAGTAGTAGGAGATAATGCAAGTGGCATGGAACGAATAGATGTAACACCACTACCAAGTCCTACAAGTAGTGGAAATAACATTACAATAAATATATCTGCCCCATTGGTAGATGAAACAGTAGTAGACACAATTATACCAGCTATAAGGAGAGCAGAAAAATTAAACTTATGAGTAATGTAACAAAAAGTAGTGCAAGAAATTTTATACCAAAGAAACTATTTGGAATGAAAAAGAAAAGCATTAAACAAAAACTAAAACGAATACCTAAACTTAAATTAAGGAGATACTAAAGTGGAACTTGGAAAAGGAACTAAATTCACACTAAATATTGAAACACTTGTCAGTATTGGTGTAACAATATTTATGATAGTCGGTTTATGGTTTAATCTTCAAGCAGACATAGAGGAAGCTAAGAAATTACCTGAACCACCAATTAGCAGAACAGAATACGATTTGAAAGACCAAATGATTCGTAATTCTATTTTAAATACTGAAGAAAAAGTAGAAAAACTTGAAGAAAAAGTAGATGACATTAAAGATGATACAAGAAGTATTAACGAAACTCTACTAAACATGAATAATAAATGAGGTTAGAAGATGAACAAATTGTACAAATTACTATGTGGATTGTTTGGATTGGTATTATCATTATCGCCATTACAATCGCAAACAACTAATCTTGATACCTTTCAAGATATTCAGTTAATGAAGAATGAATTTTGTGCTGTAATTGAAATAAATGCTTCTTGGAATTGGGCAAATAGGATACCATTAGAAAGAATAGATAAATGTTATACTGGATATGTTGATTTATCTAATAAACAAATCGGTGCAGTCATACAAAAAGAATGGGACATCAAAGTAGTACCTACTATTATCATATTTGAATATGGTGTAGAGGTAAAACGATTTGAAGCAGACCTTTCTATGAAATTTAGAGAAGATGAAATCCTAAATAATATAAGAAGGGAGATTGGTCAATAATGTCAAAACATTTCACCAAACCTAAATTAAGAGAACGAATTAAAAATCGTATTATGCGAGGTTCTAAAGGTGGTAGACCTGGACAATGGTCTGCAAGAAAATCACAACTTCTTGTAAAGGCATACGAAAAAGCAGGTGGTGGTTATCGTGGAAGAAAAACAAAATCTGCAAAAGCACTTAGCAGATGGACTAAACAAAAGTGGACTACTAAGTCAGGCAAGAAATCATCAAAGACTGGTGAAAGATATTTACCTGAAAGATTGATTAAGTCTATGAGTTCATCACAATATGCTTATGAAACAAGAAAGAAACGAGCAGCAACAAAAAAAGGTAAACAATCTGCAAGTTACTCTAAGAAAACTACTAAACGAATGAGGAGATATACATGAGTTTTACTAACTCTAACTATCAATCTAAGTTATCACCAACTATGACCGAAAACTGGTTGGTACAAATATTTAAAAATACAACTTCAAGTGTATCTACAACTGATACTCCTGATTTTAGGTTTAGTTTTTCTGAAACTACATATAATAGTCAAAACTATTATCCTGCAATCCTTAATAAACCAAGTATATCTTATTCACTTGATTTAAAAGGCTTTACTACAAAGACAGGAAGTGTAACTTTGAATCTTGCTAATATAAATTTAGATGGAACAACTTTATTAGAACTATTAGGAAACGATACAATTAATGG